TTATGACATTTTAGTTGGTTTCAAATTAACTAATTTTCCACCTCTTGCTTTAACCATCTTTGTAGCTTGACCACCTGTATTCAAATCAAAGTAATCAAAAGCTCCTCCATAATCTCCAGCTAATGTTCCACCTTTTTTAGATGTAGCATTTGGTCCAGGAGGTGTTTTGAAACCTTTTTCTTTGTACACATTTACTGCGTCTTTGACTTTACCCATAAATGTTTTGTTTTTTACTTTTTTAGTGATGTAGTTTTTTTTCATTTTACCGTAGCCAAATTCTTTGGCTTCGTTGTTAGCGATACTTGCAGCTCTTGCCTTGCCTGCTAAAAATTTAGCACCAAGTCCAACTCCAAGGCCTATCGCTAAGGCTTTTTTCATTTTTTTACTTGCCATGATATATATCTCCTTTTGTTATAACAGATTTATATTATCATGCAAATATATCTACGACTAGACCGCCCGTGTTGTATGCTTTGAATGGTTTTGTTGCCATTTCTGGGTTCACTTTGATAGCATAAGCTTCAAAGTATAATCTTGGATCTCCCTCTAAAATCTCTACTACATCTCCACCATATCTATCTTGGTATACCTTTGCTTCATCAGCAGTTCTAAAAGCAACCACATGTTCAGTACCCTCAGATTCTTTTGATAGTCCAAATTTTTTATTTGTGCCCACATTTGTAACTATCTTATATGGTTTTTTGGGATCAGACTTAGCTATTTGTATTGTTCCAACTTCTGAATTGTATTCTCTTGCTAGCTTATCCATAGCCGATGGTAATGTAGCTTTTTTGTTTGGGTCAGTCGATACTCTTACCTCAGAGTCGCCTCTAGCTTTAGAGTTTGCACTATAGTTTTTAAATCCTGCTTTACCTGTTCTCGTTCCATAGAATTCAATGTCACCTATATATTTAGATCGTTTTGCATGGTGGAGTCTTTCCACAGGTGCAATAGCTACCCAATCAACTCCTTCATCAGCTGCATTCTTGATTGTGTTTTTCAATGCGTGTGTTCCCCAGTTTTCTTTTCCATATAAAGGTAAGAATGGAATTCCTTCTCCTGCTTCTTGTTTTGTAATATTGGAGAGGTTTAAAGAATTTCTTTTTAGTTCATTAAAATCATTTTTAAGTTTGTTAAATCTAAACATATCATCAGAAGTGGTATTAACACCTTTACGTGCAATCATTTTCATATCCTCAACAATCTTCTCTAGTTTTCTGTTAGATGAAAAAAATTCTATCTCAGCACCAAAAGCATTTTTAACTTTCATTCTTGTAGGATCTATATTTCTTAATTTTTGCGCATAGTCAGATTGTATCTCATCAATCATCATAACTTTTTGATTTGGGTTTGTACCACCTGTTCTAATACTGCCTCTGACATGATAAACTTGATTTGGAATTCCAGAATAGTGGTTGTTATAACCACTTGGTAATCTTTGACCCATTGGTAATGGTTTTGGATAGTAAACTACATCTTCAAAATATTTATCTCCACCTTTTATTCTATATTCACCATAACTTCCATACTTAGGAGTAAACCCTTGAGTTTTCATTAGACCGACTTTTCTTCCTATTTCTAATTCTTTACCTTTAGCAAAATTAACAATTCTTGTTACATCATTCGGATCAATTGCTACACCAGCGTTTCTTGCTTTGTCTGCAATGTTTTGAAATGCCTGTATGTCAGCTGAGAATATGTTATTGAAGTCATCAATATCATCGCTTTCAACAACTCTAAGTTTGTTATTTATTCTAGCTCCTATTTTATTTAAGGACTTTTGTGTTGCTGTAGCATCTTTGACAAGCTGCGCAAGAGTTTCTATCTCAGCTTCAGTCTTACCTCTTGAAGGAATTGCTACTACCTTGTTTCTAATGTCTGTAAGAGCAGAATTAATTTGACCAATAGAATCTTCTGCCTCATCAACAATTTGAGTATTCATTCTTAGTTTTCTTGTTTTAAGATTATTCACAGGTGACTTCTCAACGATGTATAATAAATCCATTTTTGTAAGAGGAATATTTTTTTCTTGAGCAACTTTTAAAAATCCACCAACAAGATTTCCTTGTTTATCAAATTGAGCTATGTTTGAATCCCACAACTCATCTTTCTTTACTGCTTGTGAAATATTTTTAAATTCAGGATTACCTGTCTTAAAGGATCCAGGACCTGTAGATTTAAAATCTTTAATCCACTCACTTGGTTTTCTTGCACCTGCAATTGGGTGTCTTGCAATATAATCCCAAAGTGAAGATCCAATTCTGTTTGTCTTACCACCACGAGATAAGGGTTTCATGTACGCAATTTTTTTCAGTTCATTAGATCTTTCAATTGCTTCTTGTCGTATTTGTTCCTGTTGAGATAATTTAGCTACCGCTCTACCTCTATCAACTTTAGTCGGAGCGATTGTTAACACCTCATCAACTTCATCAACAACTGGCTTCGTGTTCCGTGATAGTGGTGCCTTGGGTGTTCTAAGATTTGCAATTCTACTAATGGCTCTACCGATAGGGTTTCTAAGAGCAAAGGCTCCCGCACCAGCGACCGCGAGCCCAGCTAAACCTTTAATGGCTGACGGTTCGTAAGGTTCTGTATAATCTGATTTGACTTTAGGAACTGTAGACGTAGGCTCGTCCTCAAGCCTTTCCTGTTCCATTAATTCTTTTAATCCTGACATTAATAATATACATACTCCTTCGGAATGTTATATCTTTCCTCTTCATAGTCATCTAACATTTCTATGAATCTACCTTGTCGGTATCTTAACACGGCTTGTGTGGTGCTGTCGACAAAGTCATCGTAAGCTCCGTGAGGAAACGCAGCACATTCTTCAATTACATCTTCTGCAAATCTTTCGCCTTCAGGATAATAAATACCTCCACTTTCAAATACAGGAGCACACGCATTTACCCTTGAATGCTTATCTTTTCCACGAGATGGAACGTAAGGTGTAACAGGTATGCCTACTCTTCTAAATTCTTGTGTTAATGGTTCTCCAGATGCTTTTGCTTCTATAATTACTGTTTCAGGTTCCCAATATTTGTATTGTTCTAATGCTACAGCCTTGAGCTCAGGAAAATCAAATTTACCTTTCAATGCATCTAATAGAATCATTGCAGGTTTACCATCTTCCTTTGGAAAGAAGACACCCCAAGTTGTAATGGCAGAATAGTCTGCGGTTTCTTTTGCACTAAATGCTGTATCATAAGATTGAATAACGTGTTGTAACTTTGGTATATGCTCTGACTCCCAAGGTAACCACCATTCTCTTTTAAGAATTGCTCCTTCTTCTGAGGTTGGGTTCTGCATATATTGAGCAGACCAATTACGAATAGGAAGTGATGCTTTTACTTTTTCTAATTCTTCTAGTTCCCAATACTCAGGCCATACAGGGTTACCTGAATCTAGTATTGCAGGAAAAGAAATTAAATTCCATTTGTCAGCTTTGGGTTCTTTCTGAGCCTTGATTAATCTACCAGTCAGGTCGTCCTCTGCCCATCTAGTCATAACCACGACTATCGAGCCACCAGGTTGTAAACGCTGTCTTGGTCCTGATACATACCAATCGTATGCTCGCTCCATGGCTGATTCTGACATAGCATCTTGCTCAGTATGTGGATCATCGATAATAAGTAAGTCCGCCCCTCGTCCTGTGATAGAACCGCCTACCCCCGCTGCATAATATTCGCCACCATGATTAGTCTCCCAACGTCCTTTAGCCTTACTATCTTCTCTTAGTTTAACATCTCCAAAGATCTGTTTATACTCCCTCTGCTCCATTAAGTTACGAACCTTAGATCCGAACCTTGATGATAACTCTGCATTGTGAGAAACTTGCATTATTTTTAATCCAGGGTACTTCCCTATCATCCATGCAGGAAATAAGAATGAAGCAAATTCTGATTTAGTATGTCTAGGAGGCATATTGATAATGAGCCTTCCTTTTTTTTCTTTTGAAATCTGTGTGAACTCAGAAGCTATATGTTGATGATGCCCCCACTTTTTAGGATTAGGATCCAATCTACATATAAAATCAGGCCATACTTCTTTTACAAAATATATAAAATTATCTTGGCACAACTTTATGTGCTCAATCCATTTTTTCTCTACAGCTATTCTTAGCTGGTCAGTAGTCAGTAATTCTTTTTGCATTGGGTCCCCTTTCAATATAATCCATATCGTTTAAAATTTCTATACATCTATGTAACTGAGTTTTTAGCCCGCGCGCCTAGTTACATCTACAAGTTGCACGTGGGAACTAGATTTTGTGTTTTAGTTTGAGATTGGAACTAGATTTGGTACCTCTATCGAAGGTGGTGCAGGTGGTGATAGTGGTGAAGGTAGAGTGTACCTGTAACCCCGAAGGGTTACAGGTTTAGAACTTTATTGGTCAAAGTTTTGATTTGGGTCGTTAGTTATCATTTCTAAAATAGGTTTTAGATTATTAACCAACTTTGCTTTCAACTCATTTACAATTGGGTCATTAGGATACTGAATAATAATTTCCTCAACAGCACTTTCTAATTGTTTGTACATGAATTGATAATTCAATGTTGTTGAACTTGAATTGGTACTCGCTTGTTCAACTTCATTTGAGTTAGCTTTATTCTCAACTATTTGATTAACCATTTTGATTAGATTACTCATATTAGTTTTGTCCTTTCTCTTGAACTTTGATTTTAATTTCTGTTGTGTCCATATCAACCAAAAATTCCTCGTACATTTTTGGGTGCTTTTCTTTGAACTTAGCAACATCAAACCTTTTCATTTTTCTTTTGATTAATTGAGCAAAGCCCTCAACATCATCAACTTTATTTATAATGATTAGATTTGTTTTCAAAGTTTCAAACAACTCAATATGAGATGGTTTGATTAAGTCATTTGCTTTCTTTTGTGACTTAACTTGTTCAACAGAATAGTGATAATTCACTATGTCTTGTTGTTCTTTTTTTGTAGCTTTCTTAATAAGTCTTGCGACTTTTTTTAGATTGCTCATAACATTTTTCCTTTCATAAGTTAATTGTTATCCCATATATATAAGAAATAAAAAAAGATTAATCAACAATTAATTTAATTAAAAAGAAAAAAATAAATATAAGTATTACAAATAAAAACATCATAGTTTGGTCCGAACTTCCACGACTGGTAACTGGTGCTGGGCAGCTACAGCTTACTTTATCCAACCCCACGCTGTCGTGGGCGTGGGCGTGGGCGTGGGCGTTAGCCCACGCTTCGCAGGTTGTCAGCAAATTCTAAAGCCTCGTGAATCTTCGCAGAACTTTATGAACTCCTCTACGTTTTCCATTGTGAAAGGGTAGGAACTTCCATAATTATATTTAGATTGTATCCAATCCCAAGTATCGTGATCGTCTTTCGGATAGTCAGCAGGTGCAAGGTTTGTCTTACCTTGTTCCTTTTCAACTTTCTTTGCTAACATATCGTGGCAACGTTGAACAAATTTATTATTGCGTTCAGCTTCTTCTTGCATTTCCTCGTTTTCTTTTATTGCCTTTGACACCTCGCCACTTTTAATTAACGCTTTTAATTGCGTTGCGATTTGTTTTGCTAGTACCTCATCAACTTCGTGTCCGTCATTGTGTTGCCAACTCTTCTTGTCAGCTTCTTCAATGCAGTTTGTTTTTTCGCATACGAAGTCAGCGAGGGGACGCCACCACCAAACATTATTTCGGAAGTATTCGCCATTCTTATTTTTATGATTGCCTAGACTATATAAATCAAAGCCCATAGTTGTTTCTCCTTTTGTTAGTTAGTTTGCTAACTCTTATCAAATCCCATCACTCCCTGCAACTAAAAAATTCCAAAACTTTTTTACGCCACCGGCATCTCCCTGACGGCTGCTGGGACCCTTAGCTTAACATTCAGGTAATCTGATGCTGATGCAGCGTGGGCGTGGGGGCAGAAACCCTTGCAAACTCGTACTTACCGGTGCATTCTACCAGCTGCCAGTTCCCAGCTGGCCAGGCAGAAGCTGTCTCTTCTAGAGCTCCAGCATCACGGGGATCGTGGGCGTGGGGGCAGACTAGTGAAAGATTCCAGTGCAGCCTCGGATCAAAGCTGCCAGCAGCAGGATGTAAACCCATCCTGCTTGTTTCGGAAAGAATATGAGCGGTGTTGCGAGGGCTAGTATCCATAACACTTACTTCCCCCAAGTGATACCATCATCGTCAGTCTTGAACTTAACGATATCACCGAGCTTCATGAACATAAGCTTAATTGGCTGATTGTCTAAGACTCCCTGTCCACGAGATCTATCACCCGATGTGATTCTCACCCACATCTTTTCATCTCCGAACTCTTTGTCCTTAAACCACACGTAGACGTACTCCCGCATCTTACGCGACCTCTCAAGTTTCTTGATATTAAAATAAGTTTCTCTACCGTGATGGGGACAGGACCATGCCACATTGTTCTCCTCCTCCCATTTGGCTTCTTCTGACTCTAGTGGGTCACGCATAATGTGCTTTACCATATGATCACCCCCGTCACTGTTAGTAATGCAAACCATAGGGCTGCAAAGATTAGTTCAGGTATTATTGTATTCATTTGTTTCTCCTTTGTTAGTTAACGCACAGCAGTTGAATGGTTAGTTCAACACCATTGCCGTGCGCAGACCTTACATAAGATTACATGGGATAAATGTCAAGAACTATTTTTCAGAACTTTTCCTGAAGCACAAGTTACGCTGCTGGTTGCTGGCCAGAGCTTTATGAGTTCAAAAGCAAACCCCTGATCCATTCGGGACGTGGGGGTGGGAAACGAGCTACCTGCTGCCAGCATCTGGGTCCCAGAGCAGTTGAAAAAAGCAGGGAACTATGGGGTTTCCAACGGCATCGGGCTTCAGGTTTACCAGCTGCTCGCCTGGCCAGCTCCTGTCAAGATCAAATAATCAAGCAACTACGGGCTTTCTTCACGGGACGGGGTTCACGCCCCAGATCCCGGTGAAGGATGGCCAGCTGCCTCCTGAACCAGGGTCCTCAAGTCGTGGGACTTGCGGATAATGACGGGGATTCGGGATTCACGGGACACGGCCAGAAGTTCAATAGGCGCGTGCAAGAGGGGCCTATTCAAGATATACGCTTTACCACCTGCTTTCAAGTATTTAATATGCCAATTGATTTGGTACTTTGACAAGCCACAATTCTTGCTGGTGTTCGCTTTGAGTTCAAGCCAAAATACTTGCTTGTTTACGACACAATGTACATCGGGAATACCATTAATTGTGCTAGATTCTATGCGAGTAAAATGCCAATCTCTATCTAAATTTTTAATGTCATTCCACAGCTTAGATTCTTTGCTTTGAGCCATTTTTAAATCGGTCAAGAATTGCAAATGCAGCCGTAAAAGTCTCCTGTACCATTATTCATAACATGAACATTATGGGGTGCATCGTAATATGTAGTAAGGTGTAATCTAAGAATATCGCATAAATCAAAACAATCCACTTCAGCCATAATCTCTATACCTTTCATCATCTCTTGAGTTACAGCTACAAGTTGATACAAGCCATCATTTAACAAAATAAGATCCATTATAATCTCACGATCTTTGTAATTACTGAATTAGGAATAATAGTAGTGCCACCAATAGTTTCAATATGACCTTCATCTCCATCTCTTCCATCTTTGAGTCCATAGTCAGCAAAAATCCTAGTAACACCTTTTGCACGTGAAACCATCCAACCTCGTGAAATCATTCTACCAAGTTGTGACTTCTTAAGCTGTTCAAAAGTTTGCCAACCCGTTTCACCTACGATATCCAACCAATGCACCTCTACAAAAGGATAATGTTCTATTTTTTCTTTTGGGAATTTTATGTTTACATCAATGTGTTTTGTTTTTTTCAAAAGTCTTTTACTTTTCATTTATCATCCTTTGTTTTAATTGAAACAACACCTATGGATGTCACAAGAGTACTATTATGTACTTCGTTGAAGACTGTCAAGAAATCTTTCCAATCTTTAGTTTTCAGTAATTTGATCTGGCGTAACGTCAATGATGTTTTTGGCGTCTCCGATCTTATTTTCAAGTTCCTCAAGTCGTTTCTCCAATTGTTCTCTAGACATACCCTCTAATCCAATATGACTAATTTCTTTTCTATCTACAAAATGACCAGCCATTTGATCTCTTCTAAATTGAGCTGTTATTGCAGCTGTCATTTGGCCTTTTTTTTCTGATGTGTCTCTCATTCGAGCATAATGTTTATACGACAGGAGTTTATCTTTTTCTTCCTTTTCTAATTCTTGTGCCATACGTTTTTCATAGTATCTTACGACATGTGGGTTTTTATCAGGGTTTAATAATCTACTAGCCTGATCTGTTGGACCATACTTGTTAGTTGAGGTAAAGCCTGCTTGTTTAGCTGCCTCAACCTTCGAAATCTCGCCATAGTTTGCTACATATATATCAACAAACTTACGTTGTTTTGGTGTTAATTCAGATATTGTCTTCAATTGATTTGCTTTCTTGGGCATGAAATTACTATATACCTCTTCCTTAGAAAATAAAATACCCTGTAATTTTTTTGTATAGCTTGCTCGTAAGAGAAATGAATATTCCTAGCTTTTCTAGGAGTACTCCTAGCTTTTTTACTGGTTCTAGGAGTAAAAAAACCCTTATGTATCAAAGTAAATAGACTAAAATTCCTAGACTCCTAGATATTTTCTTAAGTTTTAAGAAAAAAATAATAAATTTTTTTTCTAAGCAGTGGGTATATGGCTGGTTCTAGGAGCGTGTCACGTGTTTATTGGCTTTTTAACCTACCGATCCCGTTCAGTGGGTAAATACTAATTTAGAACGATTCTAAAGTAATTATTACTTTGACATCAATGACGCACCACGATACTGTGACCAGGTATGATTTGTTTTTCATATTATGCTCCCTTATCTAACATAGGAGGAAAAATGACTTGACTTATTTCAATAGAACTACTATCTAAGATTTTATAATTACGTTCCGTAATTATTTCTTTCTAAGTTAGTTGGAGAAGGGCCAGACCGGGAGACTGTGCTGGCCCTTTTCGTTTATAGGGAAGTAACTAAATTCGATATAAAAACAGTTGTACACAAATCAACACATTTTCTTAAATGTTCTAGATGTTTACGATGGTATGATTTTGATTCTGGATCCTTGCATTTTCTGTATTTAGTAAATTGTTGTGAATATTTTTTCCAAGCAAAATTGCGTGGAGAGAATTGAATATCGCCTCTCATGATAGCAACTTTATATTTTTCTTTTACGACTTCAGGTTCAAAACCTGCGTAATAACATACTTGATGAAAGTCAGTTACATTACTCATGATCCATTCGTGTGCATCACACTTAAAAATCGAGGGTTTACGTTCTTGTGATTTTTGTTGTGCGTCCTCAATTGCATTACACAATACGCCTCTCCAAAGTTTAGTGTCTGGATTTACATCTGATTGCAATAGCTGCGAAGCAATACTAGTGCCCATAATTTTTAATAAGGAAAGAGAGTAAGTCACGATAGTAAATAGTTAATTCTATATTTCTTCTTTTGTTTTTTGAGTCCTCATAATCAGTATGTACATCATCAATGACCTTATGAATATCCTCACCAGCATACTTTCCTGAATCTGGTATTAAATGATCTTTTAACGACATCTCTATAGTGTAACGACTCTTACTCATTTTTTCCACCCCTTATGATCTTTAATTTGTAAAGTTTAGCTTTCTTTTCTACTTTTTTTTCTCTGCCAAATTGCCATACAGCATTAATATCAGCCATGACCTGTGGATCAAAAGTACTTCGATAACCAATCTTATCGCCCATATACAGACGAAACATAATACTAGTTACCTTATTGTACTGTTTTTTATCTAGTTTGTTTGCTAGAATTTTAAGTGCTTCTAAGAATTGATTAGTGGATTGTTCTTTTTTTGCCACGAATGAACTCCTTAATTAGATCTAACAGCTTAAATAAAAACTCGTTGTCTATTGCTGGTTCTTGGTTCGTGGTTATTTTTTCATTCTCAAAGTGACCTGCTCCTTTACACTCTTTGCAGGTTTGCGTCTCAGAATAGGGTATAATTCTTACATATCCATTTCCGTTGCAATTCCTACAAATCTTGTAAGGTTCACTAAATTTCATATTCTTTTTATTTATCTTTTTCTTTGGCATGTGTAAAGGGTTTTGTTCTTGGGTTTCTACCTACAGGCCATCGACACATGAACTTCTGTGCTACGACATTTTTAAGATCTTTTTCATCGCCTGTCACGATAGTAATATCATGGCCACCTTTTACAGAGTGAACATGGTATCTAATATAATTATCTACTTTTATTTCTCTAACTCCTGTCTTCAAATCATCAAGATAATTGTTAAAATCTATACAATCCTTATCGGACATCATTTTTTTATCTCCGTATAATCTTCTATATGACCATATTCTTGACCATCTCTTAAAATATCTAGAACTTTACTACAGGTAAGGTTTATATTTTTCTGCAATTCATTCAGATTTCTTTGCGTTTGATTTAAAGTTGTCTGAAGTTTTTTATTAGCTGCGCGCAGTCTTGTTATTTCATTCTCAAGGTTATTATCCACACCATTAAAAGCATCAGCTAAATCTTTCATTGGATCATAGTTAACGTCTGGCATTTCCGTTCCTCGCTTTCTTTAGTTTAGTTGGTTTTATATTAATTAAAATTTTTTGTTTGTAAGATTCTACAGTCATTTTATTTTTACCTGCTTGAAACTCACAATATTCATTGACTAATTTTGATATCATTGACGCTGGTGATCTGAACTTAGCATTACAAAGTCCTTGTAATAGATCATAATCAGGTTTTCTTACGGCAACAGATTTAAATTTATTTATATCCATGTATCCTTAACTCCTTTTTCATTTGTTTTTTGGTTTTTATTTTTGGATCCATTATTACTGTGTATTGATCGAAGTATGGATTATTCTCACTAGAACTCCAACCCCTCCTAAAACTTACTCTGTTGATAGCTGCAACACGTTTATCTTTCCAATTAGAATTTAGAAAAGCCATATGTAGCCCACCAGTAATAATGTTATCTTTGGAAATACAAGAGCAAAAAATAGTAGAGCAACTACGATCTGTGTCCAGCTCATCTGCTCTCCAATTCATTGATTGCAAGTTTAGTACATAAATCCGTATGTAATGGTTTCATGTAATCATCACCTACTTTGATATGTAAGTTTTTAAGTTTATCAGCAATACGATCAAAATTGTGTTCGGTTGCCAATGCTATATCTATTTTCTCGACTAATGCGTGAAATAGTTTTGATTTGCTTTTTAAGTTCATTGTTTTCTCCTATCCCATTAATATAGGAAATCGTCTTATCTGTGTCAAGAGAAAATTTGTGGTATATTAAATTATGTCAGAATTTTTTTTAATGGGTTTATTATGCTTAATTGATCCCCTAACAGGAACAAATCACTGCGCTTATATAAATGAAAACCCAATAGTTTTTTATACAGAAACTCAATGTGCAAAACGAAAAGTTGAAAAAGCCAATGAAATTGCGCTTAATTTGACATCAAGAGGCTTCCATATTTCTTATCTTGATGTTACTTGCATAGTTGACAAGAACAGGAAAAACACTTGATTTTACACCTCAAAGTTGATAAGATTATCTTATGAAGCAATATCGCTTTCAATGTTATGCAGCTGGACTATATTTTACTAGTGTCGTAAACGCTGTTAACGATAAGGCTGCGATAGAGGGCTTCGTACAGAATATGTATAACAAACAATATTCTGTTGAACCAGATGGTTTTGGTCGAGGACATAGACGATACCATTTAACTTATGAGGAGCTAGACAATGGCACTACAGGAGTTAATATCGAAGAAGCTACAGCTAGAGTCCAAATGGGCAACACAAGCGTTAGCACAGGGCAGAGTTACCCCTGATATGAAGTGGATCGATATTGAAATTAAAGGTCTTAGAGTTAAGATCAATGAGCAAAGTGTAAAAGACGCTGAGCAATTGTTTAAAAAAACTGGTTAAATACTAGTTTAAATTAATTTTTATAAATCATTAATTTGGTTAAGGGTCTTATGCCCGCTTTTTTAAGGGCACAAGGAGCACAATAGTATTTTTTATTTTCTATTATGATTGCTTGAGATTCGCAGTTTTCACATTTTCTGTGAACAGATGAGTAACTTTCTCTGTGTATTTTTTCATTTTTCCTTGCCATAACTTCTCCATTAATTTGGACATATCAGGATGTTCATCCCAAGTTAAGTCATTTAATTTTTTAAAAAAAAATTCTTCTTCTTTACTTTTGGCTACATAAAATAGACTTCCATTGATGTCAGCCTTTTTCAAAATTTCAAATCTGTCACCACCATCTGTAATTTGATTTTTGTTGTTCAAAACCATTGGGCATAATAAACCATTTTTTTGAATATCTTTGGCTAGTATGTTTGGATAAAAAGGTACTTTGTTTTTTAAATCGTCAAATTTTTTTAGTGTTAACCTTTCCTTGAAGACCATGTATAGTGGCCAGGCCACTAAGCCAACACCTGCTACTTGGTTTTTATGAAGCTTGTCCAAAGTCATCTCCTAACGCTACGTCTACTTTACTTGGTACTTTAAATTCCATGCATGTTTCCATAGTTTCCTTGATCACTTTTATATCATCGTCAGATTTTATATCAAAGCATAATTCATCATGAATTTGTATTTTAGGTGTAAACCCTACCTCATAACAACTTATAATTGCTTGTTTTGTTTGATCTGCTGCGGATCCCTGTATTAATCTGTTTAATGCTTTATATGTAAATGCTCTTTTTATGTTTTGTCTACCATATTTTGACGATGCATTTTCAAATGTTTCAGCTTGGTGTATGCCAAAATCCCTAGGTTCCCACATCTCAAATCTACATTTTCTACCTTTTTTTGTTCTAATGACACCCTCATCACTTGCTTTTTTCATACATCTATCAGATAAAAGTTTTACAAATGGAACTTTACGATTATACCGGGCTATTAATGCTGATGCTTCTTCTGTTGACAATCCGAGTGAGTTGGCTAATTTATTTTTACCCATTCCGTACATCAATCCTAAGCCTATTGTTTTGGCTTGTTTACGCTCTATTCCTGCTAGATCTGCTACTGTTTGGTGAAAGTCGGTTTCTGAATTAGCGTACGCCTCTACGAGCTCGTTGGATCCTTCGTACCCTTCACCTATAGAGGCTGCATAATGTACTACCATTCGCGGTTCTTGTTGGCTATAGTCAAAACTTCCCCATCTACATCCTTCTTCAGGTAAGAAGAGTCCTCTGATTTTCGGTCCAAAATCTTTGTTACGTGCTGGTAACTGTTGAAGATTAGGATTAGCCATAGACAAACGGCCGCTAACAGTCCCACCACTGTCACTACGTAACTGATTGATCTCGCCATGTATTCTCCCATTGTGTTCGTATTTTAATATTGAGTCCAGGAATGTACCATGAAACTTGTTGATCTCTCTAGCCTGTGCTATAAATTTTGATATTTCGTGTTTTGAATTAGCTAACCAGTTGGAAGTAAACGATGGCTCATGAGTTTTGTCGGTACGTGGATAATCTATCCCTAACTTGTCGTAGGCTTCGCCTATTTGTCTTGCTGCCCATATGTCTACTTCTTTGCCTGCTAGCTGTTTTATTTTTGTTAGATACTTCTTCTCCTGAGCTTGGAACTCTTTTTTTAGTTGATGAGCCTTCTCTACATCAACCCGCACACCTTTAGTACGCATCTTTAATAATATTGGTAACAGCTTTGCTTCTAATTCCCATATTGTAGTTAAGTTTTGATTATGTATTTCAGGTTTAAACCTTTGCCATAAAAGGTACGTAAGTCGTGCATCTTGTTCAGCGTAAAAACCAACATGTTCCGCAGGTAACTTCCACATCTCAGCCTTTGGATCAATACCGTGATCCTTAGCTGCTTCATTCAAATCTTGCTCGGACTTTAGCTCACCAAGATAATCTTTAGCTAATGCATTTAAACTATAAGACCATCTATTCTCATCTATGATACCTGCAGCTACCATGGTATCAACAATCTCACCATTTACAGGTATACCCATTTGTTGTAACCAACCAACATCATATTGTGCATTATGAAATATTTTTCTACTAGGTAAACCACATACTTCTTTCATATAATTTTTTACTTGCTCAGGTATCATGTTACCTCCACCCAAATGATTGAATGGATAATAACCTTGCCAACCTTCTACTGCTACAGCAAATCCAATTACATAACCATTACCAGTTGCCCAACCTGCACCAAGTTTATTATTAATACCATCATCTCTTGTTTCTAAATCTATAGCTATTTCATCATAAGCACTTAAATCTTTGTACTCTGAGGGACAAGACCAAATATGTTTTTTAAAATTAAATGTAAATTGTAAACCTGTCATTTCTTTGGTTCGTATATATGTTTTTCTCTAATTAATCTATTTAATTTTTCTTTATTACTAAATGCATAAAGAGCTGCATGATAATCTGCAGGATAAATTTCAAACGTAACGTCATCACATCCTTCTAATTGTGGATATATCTCTAACCTAAAATTATGTTTTGCTACCGTTATGTCTTTTCTTATTACGTTTGTCATTCATATCCTTCATTTTAAGTTTCTCTAATTCACAATAATGTATTATTTTATCTAGATCTTCGATACCATTTTTATTTAAATATCTACACACATATTTAATAACGTTGCCTTGAAAAAAAGAAAGGTTATTTTTGGATATGAATTCATAAGGTTGAATATGAAAGTCTTTATAATGAGATCCACCAATTTGTTTATCTTGAGGAAAGGCGCCCTCAAACATTTCTTTATCACTCATAATTTAAAAGCTTGTAATGTTTCTAATTTCTCTTCAGCACTAGATATTTTTTCAATAAGTTTATCGCACTCATCAATATGTTGTGGATGCTCACCTATACCTACAGGTTTCTCCATATATATTTTTAATGTTGCTTCAGCTTCAGAAATTTGAGCATTATATCTATCTTCAAGAGCTTGTATGATTACATTTCTAAACACCGCACATACCCTCACATTCATTGTTAAATAGATCTGGCCCGTCATCATTCTTAAACTTTACCTCGTCTAAGGGGACACATGATCTATGGACATAATTTTTTACTTTTGGATTATGCATACGCATACTTTTATCAAATTCTACAGCATTTGCAAATTCTTCAGGCCTGTTATTTCTCATATCAATCCAGAAATTATCATCGTGAAACGGACAACCTATGCACGCAGATTTCACGGGTATCTTAAAACCCTTACCTTCATACCATTTTAAACAATCCTGCCTAGACATCTTTTTTTCAATCAAAGGCCATCTATTTTTTTGCCACCAAAATCTTGATGGTTTCATACGCATGATCTCATCAGTTGATATACCAACCCAAACCTCTACATGTTCTGTTTTTGGAAATCTTTGTCTTGGTTTTAATCCACATAATTCTCTAATTTTTTTTGCAATTGGAGTAATCTTATATTCTCTTGTGCATTGCCTACGACCCATGCCTTTTTTACCTTGTTCATTTAAAGTATAAAATGGTGCGGAAGCGAATTGATTTCCGCCTGGTGCGAGAGCCGTGAGTATGTCGTCTTGAATATTACCTTTCTTAACAATGTGTATTGGGTAACTGATCACATTTTTTAAATATTCTAAATGTTTCATTACAGGTTTTGGTTCCCAACCTGTATCTGCAAATACAGCTGCATCAGGTTTATCACCAAACTCCCCTGCATCAGCCATCAAAGCCATTGTTGAACTCTGCACGCCAGCGCCTAAAGATAGTATTCTTAATTTTGGTTCAGTACTTTCCATATTGCCTTTCCTATTTCTTCAGGGATTTTTGGGACGACAGCGTTTCCCAATCCTCTAAGTCTGTATGCCCTGCCGGGTATCCCATTAGCCACTCTACCCACATTGGGTTCAGAGCTCCAACTTGCCTCCCGCAATGTCCAGCTACGACCTCTTCTAGATTCGATTTGTTCCTGTTCGCTAACTTCTCCCGATTCTTGTCTGTAATTATTGGTGTCACTTTGTTCGCCCTTGGTGTTGGCCACATCAGATGTGGATTTGCTACTTGATCGTTCAAACTGATTGGCATTCTCTTTTCCAATTTCATCTTCATTCTTTTCTCGGATGCTGGACCTCTCATGCAGTTCGCGTCTGGAGTTCTCCACAATCTCATTGTCTCTGGATCCACTTGTTCTCTCAGGTTCGATGGACGTGTTCTGCCCTTCCGCTGTCCTGTCATCAATTTTATTGTTCCTTCTTTTGATCTTGGAGGCAAGTGATCCATTGTGTTTGGAGTAGCCCACAATCCAGACTCTTTCTCTTTTGTGTGGAGCGTTGACGCCTGCAGCTGGAATAACAAACGTCTGGATTTCGAAACCTTCAGCTTCCAAGTCAGAGCACACTGTTTCGAATACCATGCCGTCTTGGATGTTAATAATTCCTCGCACATTTTCTGCAATAATGAAGGTGGGTTTGACTTCTTTAATGACTCTAAACATATCTGGCCAGAGATATCTGTTGTCATCAGTCCCTTTTTGCTTGCCTGCAACACTGTACGGTTGGCAAGGAAAGCCACCTGTGAGGATGTCAATTGGTTCTTTAATGTCCTTCGCTTCCAATTTTTTAATATCATTATGTATTGTAACTCCTTTCCAATGCTTTTGCAGCAACAATCTACAATAAGGATCGTTTTCACAAAAAGCTATAGTTTTAAAACCAACTTTTTCTAAGGCTAAGCTGAAACCACCAATGCCACTAAATAAATCTAAATGGTTCATTTCTCTCCCTGTACATAAACTAAGTAATCTTGACCAATAGGATAGTTATACTTGTAATCTGTACTAAGTAAATGCAAACTATCTCTTGCTCTTGTAACACCTGTATACCAAACTTTCTTTTCATTTGATTTCTCATCTTTGTTTTTATGTCTAAAACTAGAAGGCCAATTGGCTTTTGAATATAACAATACATGATTCGCTTCATCACCTTTCACAGAGTGTATTGTATCTATAATTACATTGGGTGCTCCATCTAACTTACTTTGCTTGTATCTCTTTAACAATCTTAAAAAATAAATTACTTGTCTTGGTTTAAAGTTTCTACGTAAGATCCACCACCATGCTTTCTTTTGTGATTCATCAGGCAAGTCTAAACCACACCATTCTTTCAATGCAGTAAAATTGTATCTCTTATAATCTGGTTCATTACTCCAAAACTTTGGTGTCCTGTAATCAGAATCTGTAACTTGTCTTATAAATTTATACATAACCTCAGCTTCTTTTTTCATTATCTCTCTGCCATTTGATATAGCAGTCCAAGCTTTAATTGCTAACCATTGGTTTTGATCAAAAGATTTTTGACCTTTATTATCTGCAAAATAGATTCCTGCATCTTTGGCTAGTGCTTTGAGCTCATTGACTGTTGTGTGTATCCTACCTAATAAAAACCATTTACCTTCATCCTTCTCAAAAGGTATCTCCTTGAAACTCAAATATCTTTTTACAAGACCTTCTTTTATAAGTGGTTCAAATTCCTTATCAACACTATCGAGAATACCTTTTCTAACTATTTGTGAAAATTGATGTATTGCAGTTCCAAATCTTCTTGTCTTACGTAATACAACTTTCCTACCAGGAAAGTATTTAGTAAAGTATTTTGTATCAGCACCATTCCATTGATATATGGCCTGGTCATCGTCACCTGCAAGATAAATTCTTTTTACTCTATCTGACATTTTATAAATCAATGACCATTGCAGCGGTGTAAAGTCTTGTGCCTCATCAAGTATCAAAACATCTAGCTCAGGAAATTCTACTTCATGTAAAGCTCTTTCAATCATGTCAGTAAAATCTAGAAAAGATCTTTCCCCTCCTGAAGTTTTATAATGCTCATACGTGCTTATCTTTCTAACATAAACATCAAGTGATTCTTTCTTCTGTGCTTCTCTTTTAAAAACAAGCACAGGATCTTCTAACAAATTTCTAGCCTTATCATAAATACCAAGTGACCAATCAGAATATGTAAAGTTATCTTGAGATAGTCTATTGTCTGATCGTTTTACAAAATTATTTGTAAGTGCATAATCAATCATACAATCTTTGGTATCAAATATTTCTTCTTCAAAATATCTTCTGCAGTAAGAATGTAAAGTTCTAAATCTACTAAACGATTTAGAATCAAGATGTGGAAAAGCTTCCAGAGCTCTTATCTTTGCGGTATCAACTGCTTTATTTGTAAATGATATGAAGGCTATCTTCTCTGGATCTACACCATTTTTTAAATGTCGCTTTACTACTCTTTCAATAAGAGTCCAAGTCTTACCTGTACCGGGTGGACCAAAGATCTTAATTGTCTTTCTGTATATTTGTTTTTGTTTCTGGAGTCCTAAATTTGTTGTGGTACTCATCATCCATCTCGCTAAGTTCTTGTTGTGTGTTAGTTTTTGGTTTTATTTTTTGGTGGTTAACGAACTCAGGCATAGTAACATACCATACATTACGTTCACCTTCAAAGAAATCATGCTTTTTACAATCTAAAAGTCGAACAGCTTGGTTTACCGACTTGAATGGTGTTTTTCTTTTATCAAGAAAATCAGACAATGTGTTTCTTTTAAAGTAACAAATATTATCTTTACTATCTAAAACAGTGTACCCATCTTTTAATTTTGTAAAATCATCTTGTTCAATTGTGCTTTCAAAAAATATTTTAAGAGTATTGTATTTCTCTTCTTCAACCGTATCCTCATATTTTAGTGATGTATTCTCAACAGCTGACTCAAGTAAATGTTTCATCAGCAGCTCGAATGGACTTGGCCCCTTCTTTGGTCTAGGTAGTGTTAACCAAAATATTCTATATTTAGCTAAACAAACTCTCCAAGACTTCTCGTCTTTTGTATCTTCAGGTCTAAAACTTATGTGTCTATCTCTAAAAGTACATTCATAAATAATTTCTTTTGTTGTTTCAGTATATGTCAAACCTGTAAATTCATTCTTAATATCTGGTGCTTGTACACCAATACCAAGCTTTCTAAGTTTACAAGTTTCTTTATCACATATAGAAGCTACGAAATTATGCTTAGGTGGACAAAAATATTCATATCCTTTTGTATGCACTGATTGTGCCGTACCATCACTTTCATTTCTTTTGAGTGGTCCTTTTGGGTGATTCGCAAAAATAGTTTTCTGTCTATCCCAAGCTATGTCTTTCAATTGTTTCACAGTCAGATTGCCTTCTGCTTTTTTCATTTCTGTTACACAAACATTGAATAGCATGTTGTTTCTGTCTCCTGTCCAACCTTCTTGTATAACTTTTTGTACACAAGGCGGGTAGTCTCTCCAATCAGTTTCTGCGTTGTATTCTGTTACTTTGTATTTAAGGAATTCTTTTGGATCTAATGTTTTCTTTTTTGCTAATTCTAAAAAACCACCTAGCATTAGTGGTGTATTGTTATCATCAAATGCATATTCAACCGCTGCATTTGCATTAAAGTAAGGCATACCTACAGCCTTATTTAATGGAAACACTTCTTTTGATAAAAAATATTCTTTGTTTATTTCTTCTAGTTTTTCTTTGACCTTATCTTTGTTTGCCCAATCAGAAAAAAATATAAATAAATGTAAACCACCAGATTTAGATTTAACAGGCACTAGTGGTAGTTCAAAATCTCTTATTATGTCTACGTATTTTTTGGATGTGTATTGTTTGTAATTAGCTGGATCTATATCGATGCATGACCATTTTAGTTTGTCACCATTCTCAGGGCGAATACCGATCAAGTGCTTCCCATCAACGTGATTCTTCCAAAGTTTCTCAGTGACTGGTTCGTGGATCGTGGAGTATGAAGCTTTTCTCTTACCCCTCTCATCCATCTCCCCCGTCAGAGAGATGGATAAGTATTGGGAAGAGTCACCTTCAAATAATTGAAGTAACTCTTTTTGCATTAGAAGGGGGTACTATCATTTTTTATCTGCTTCGCTTCTGATGCAGATTCCTCTTCACCAAAATTAACCTTACCAAAGATATCGCTTTTCTTTGCAGTCTCATAAAACCCTCTTGTCGCTTCTAATGTGGACGACAATTTTGGATCATCAAGGTACCTATCGAATTCAACAACCCAACCGTACCAAGAGTTTTGTGAGTTACTTTCTTTAGTGGTTCGCAATCTATAGGCAGTTGCCCAAGATGGCGGAGTAAAGAAACCCTTCTTCCCTTTAAGTCTTCGACTTGCCATCATAGAATTCCAAGTCTTAGACTTTTTCTTCTGAGTAGATTTCATAGAGATCAGTGCCGTTTCCAAGGGCGCATAATCTTTATCAAGCACATAGACAAAATGATTTCCTGTATCTTCTACATAGTTACCATTCTCTAATCTGTCCTTACCATCGTCCCCACGATTAGTAGTAGACATTATCGCTGGATCAGTGTGGATACCCACAGGTCTACCTGGGCTATCTCCTCTGTCCTTCCACTCATTGAAAGTGTTTATATATAAACATGGCACAACAATTAATCCGTCTTTACCTTTGAAAAGGTTACCAGATGTTTCATTGTAAATGTCACCTTGTTTAGCAGATTCAATGTACTTACCGTCTGATTCGTCAAGTACAGGTGAATTGCTATAAAGGATTTTTAAGATAGGGAGTTTAGTATCCCTAGCAGTTACGAACTCTTGTCCTTGTCCTGCTGACTCTTCCAAATTAAGAGTAGATGGAAGGGATGCTTCTTTTTTAACTGCTACATCCTTGGCAGCTTCTTTTGCTTGTTGCATTGTCACTCCTTCGTTGTGATCTTGGTTCTTGTTGCTACATAAACACCGAATAAATCGGCAGGAACGTCTTTCCCTTTTTCAATCTGCTCTCTTACGAAAGCTTTAAGAGTCATCGGTTCTACCTTTTCGGCTTGCTTAACATTATGACCTTTATTTCTTAAATCGTCAACAATTGATTTTGCTTCATTGTCTTGATTTCTACCAAAAGTCAAAGTTACGTTATTTTTAATTAAGTCCCCATGATTATTATCACGGAGCCAATCAAAAGCCTCGTCAGTTCTCGATGCAGGTATCCTTGCGCCATAGTATGGTTTTATCTCTACAGATGAACCATCCGTAAGCTTAAGTAAACTTACACCTGTTTTCTGCATTAAGTTTGGAATATCCGATTCGGAAAGTTTCAACTCTTCTGCTTTTTTCTTTTTTAGCTGGTCTTCTAACGTTGTTACTTCCTTCTGGATGTCCAATAACTTATTGCAAAGTTCAGCAATCTCTTGAGATGCTGTGGTGTCGATTGTTATATTTTTCGACAGTGCTTCTAAGTCCATAACGACCTCCTTGATTGCC